TTCTTTCGTTTTTCGCTAGGGTATCGATTTGATCTATTATATAACGGGGGAGTCGAACGGTAGTAGATACGATCTCTCTATCCCTACCGTCTAACGACTCCCTGATTAAAGTTTTTATGTCCTTATTATTCATTTTAATATCTCTAATAGGAACGCATTCGCTTCCCTTAGATTCTTAATATCCTTTATGATTATATTCGTATTTTCTAGCGAAACGAAAAGATGACTAATATCGCCGTCGATAGTATAGACTTCTATTCTTACTAATCCATTACTATAGGTTTTAGTAGCGCTTTCTCCGCCTAGTTCTTTAACGGGTTTGATCTCTTTATACATGAATCACTCCTTTATTAAGTAGAGCCTCCTTTATACTATAGAATAGCGATAAAGTCTAATTGATAAATTCTATACCCCTATTAGTTTGGACTATAGGTGGCTGATAGAATAGTTCTATACCCTTATAGACTCGATCGATAGGTCTGATTAAACTATTCTATAACCCTATTAGGTTTGTTTATGATCTCAGGTCATAAATATTTTTTATTGTGCATAGATTCTGCTTATGCCCCCCAGGTCATAAGGGAATTCTATTGGGGTATTAGTTTCATCTATGGCCTTGGGCATTAGTAGATTCTATTGGGCAATTAACTCTGTTTATATTAGCAATGGCAAATATTAGCAGCTGGTTATATAAATTAAATCTATTGGGGTATAGGCATCCTTTATATTATCCATTGCTAATATTAGTGGGTGACTATATAAACCCCGCCTATACCCCCATTAGTGCAGTTTATGGCTGTATACCCACATCAAATCCCAACACACTCCATCCCCCAACCCTCATCCAATCACCCCCCCCTCAATAAAAACACCCAATAACCAAACCCAACCTCCAATTTTTTAGAAAAAACTCATCCATAAACCCTATATTAACAAACCCTTATATTCCCTCTAAGCCTCTCCCCTCCTAACCCCTTGATCTACAAAGGAAAATGCCAGTAAAATAATCCTTTACTTTTTCGGGAAAGTATAGTATAGTTTTTGCTATGCAAAATCCCCAAGGAAACTAAGCCGACCTATATAAGAGTAGAATACCTACTAGAACACTCGGTTATTATAACATGCCCCTCCTATTTGAAAAAGGCTTTAAGAACACAGCTCCAGAAAAGGTTAGAACCTTCAATGAGATTGAGACAGCTGCAGCTGGTCTTACTGATGAAGAAGTCCTAGCAATGTTCGGCTTAACATTCGGTGATCTTGAGTCACCAGAAGACAAAGCAGACTTTCGGATGGCAACCCTCCGTGGTAGGGCTAGGGCAAAACGGAGAGCTATTGATCATTTGTTTAATCAAATGGCAAATACACGGGGAGGCAAGGAGGCTTGCCTAGAATATCTCGGAAGGTTTGGTAAGGATTGGGCAGAGGAGCCGGATTTCAGTGGATTCTAATCTCAAAGAAAGAGTGTCTATGCTTCTGGCCTGTGGTGTTGAGCCAGAGAAAGCAGCGGCGATTTTAGCAATCCCATATACGGATTTTCAGGATCGGTTTGCTTTTGAGGTTGATACTGCTGAGCAATTGGCTAATGCTAAAGTTGCGAAGTCTCTTTATAAAATGGCGACTTCTGGTAAACATCCTCAAGCATCTATCTTTTGGCTCAAATCACGTGCTGATTGGACTGAACAAACTGATCTTCATATTGAGACAGACATCACGGGATTCCGTTTTATTGATGAGGATGAGGGTGATGAGGATTACAACTAAATGATCCTTGAGGCAAAAGGCAGTAAGCCACAGATGCAGTTTGTCAATAGTAAGGCAACCTATCCTGCCTTTGTTGGTGGCTATGGCTCAGGCAAATCCCATGCCCTTATTATGCGAGTCCTACGGAACATCTTTGATCCTAATTGTAGAGATATTGCTGTCTATATGCCATCCTATCCTTTGATTAAGACAATTGCTTATCCACGGTTTGCTGAAGTCTTTGCATCAATTGGCCTTCCTCACACCATTAATAAATCAGATCATGTTATCCAAGTTAATGGCAAACAGATATACTGCAGAACACTAGATAACCCAGATGCTATTGTTGGCTATGAGGTCAGTGATAGCTATGTCGATGAGCTTGATACTCTTAGCAAAGAAAAAGCTGAAGATGCTTGGATGAGAGTTATTGCAAGAAACCGCCAAAAGAAGCAAACAGGCAAGAACACGGTTTCTGTAACAACTACTCCAGAAGGCTATAAGTTCACTTATGAGAAATGGGGCAAAGATCCTTCACCTAGCTATGAGTTGATTAAAGCATCTACTTATAGCAATCAGAAGAATTTGCCTGTTGATTATATTGAACAGCTTGAGGAATCTTATCCACCTAAACTTCTTCAAGCATATCTCAATGGTGAATTTGTCAATCTAACTTCTGGCTCTGTTTATCCTGATTTTGACAGAGTTCTTAATGGCTCAGACCGCACCATTACGGATAATGATAACACACTTCACATCGGTATGGATTTTAATGTCTATAATATGTCAGCTGCCATTCATGTTATAGATGGTGAAACACCTATTGCTGTTTCTGAGTTAGTTGAGATTCGGGATACCCCTGCAATGATTGATGCAATCAATGACTTGTATCCACGGAAACGTATTATTGTTTATCCAGATGCAAGCGGCAAATCTGCAAAAACTATTGATGCATCACTTTCTGATATTAAACTACTGAAGGATGCCGGCTTTACAGTCAAAGCTCCTAAGAAAAACCCACCTATTAAAGATCGTGTTGCATCATTTAATTATCTGATTCGGGACAACAAAGGCCATAGACGGTATTATGTTAATGCCAGCACTTGCCCGACATTAGTTGACTCTCTTGAAAAGCTGGCCTATGATAAAAACGGCCTTCCAGATAAGACTTCTGGCTTTGATCACATGTCAGATGCTCCTGGCTATTTTGTTAATATGAAATATCCAATTGTCAGAAAAGACTTCTCTTCAGCAAAGGTTATTGGATTCTGATTATGCCAATTGATAATACACATCCTTATTATGATGATTTCCTTGCCAAATGGCAAAGATGTAGGGATGCCTATGATGGTGAAGATTCTGTTAAAGAGGCTGGCACTACTTATCTGCCAAAGCTAGAAGGCCAAACTGATGCTGAATATAATGCATACAGATCACGGTCAGTCTTTTATGGAGCAACAAAACGGACAGTTTCTGGCCTCACAGGTGCTGTTATGCGGATTGATCCTCAGGTTCAAGCACCTGATGAGTTCATTAAGCGTTCAGCAGATATAACTGGTACAGGGATTTCTCTTAATACATTTATTAAAGAGGCCATTGTTGAATATATCATCACAGGCCGGTATGGTATCCTTGTAGACCACAACGGTGATAATGCCTATCTTACTGGCTATAAATCAGAACAGATTACCAATTGGTCTGATGATTTTATTGTCCTAAAAGAACAAGCTGAAACTATTGATGCAGATGATCCTTATAAAGTAGAATATGTTGACCAATATCGGGAATTAACATATTCTGATGATTTCTTTGTAACTAATATCTGGCAAAAGTCAGATAAAGATTGGACTATTGTTGGTGCCTTTGATCCTGTTAAGCGTGGTAATTTACTAACAGTAACCCCATTTGTAGGAATTACTACCACAGGGATTGGAATGGATCCACTTGATCCACCACTTCTTGATCTTGTCAACATGAATATGTCCCATTATAGGACATCAGCAGACCTGGAACACGGAAGGCATTTTACTGCTTTGCCTACTCCTTATGTAACAGGTATTGATGGTGACATTGAGCTTAGGATTGGTGCTGGTACTGCTTGGATTCTTCCTGATGTTCAGTCTAAGGCTGGTTTCTTAGAATTTACAGGTCAAGGCCTCAAGGCACTAGAGAGTGCTATGAAAGAGAAGAGGGATGCTATGGCAACCCTTGGTGCTCAGATGCTTGAGCAAAAGAAAGAAGGTGTTGAAGCAGCACAAGCAGTTCGGTTAAAGCAATCTTCTGAGATTGCTATGCTTATCAATGTTGTGAAAGATGTTGAGGCAGGTATTAATCAAGCACTATCTATCTTAACAGATTGGGATGATCTTGAACCTGCTACCATTAAGATCAATACTGATTGGATTGATAACAAATTAACAGCCAATGATTTGGTTGCACTTACTAAGTCACTTATTGATGGTGCAATCTCTCATGATACATTCTTGTGGAATTTATCAACAGGCGAAATTCTTCCACCTAACAGAACGGTTGAAGAAGAAAAGAATTTGATCAATGATGATCAAACATTAGGTAATAACAGAATCGGAGATTCAGAATGACATTAAAAGCAGTGCTTGAAACAATTGATGATTTGCCAGAGGCAGTTCAGTCTTTGTACACAGAAAAAGATGGTTCATACCATCTAGCAGTTGATGGAATGGTTGACAAATCCAAGTTGGATGAGTTCCGTTCCAATAATGTAAAACTTATGAAGCAAATTGATGGGCTTCAGAAGAAATTTGATGGTGTTGATCTCGACCAATATCAAGAGTTACTCCAACAGCAGCAGAAGCTTGAGGATGACAAACTCATTGATGCTGGGAAGATTGATGAATTAGTTGAAGAGCGCACTAAGCGTATGCGTGAAGAGTTTGAGTCTCAAAACAAGAAACTTGTTTCTCAAAATGATTCTTATGCATCACAGCTTTCAACTCTTGTAATTGATAATTCAGTTCGGGATATTGCATCAAAGAGTGGAGTTTTATCAACTGCTGTTGATGATGTACTACTTAGAGCACACGGTGTTTTTTCACTAGAAGGTGGAGCAGCTGTTCCAAAAGATTCTTCTGGTAATGTTGTTTATGGATCTGATGGTGAGAGTCCTATGGCTGTCGCTGAATGGATGAAGGGGCTTGTTAAATCAGCACCTCATCTTTTTGAATCATCAGATGGAGCAGGCTCTCGCCATGGCAAGAAACCTGCCCCAACTGATAATAGCAATCTGTCACCTCTGCAAAAGTTGCAGCAGGGTTTTGGGCAAGTCGCTTAGTTTAAATCCTATTAGACTGCCGGTGGCAGATATAGGTATATTTTAATTTGTCACTGGTAATTTTAGGAGAAATATAAATGGCAAGTGTAACTCTGGCAGAATCTGCCAAACTTTCGCAGGATATGCTGGTAGCTGGTATTATTGAGAATATCATCACGGTAAATCCTTTCTATGATGTGCTTCCTTTCCAGAACATTGAAGGCAACTCTCTGGCTTATAACCGTGAGAATGCTCTTGGTGCTGCTGAGTGGACTGGTGTTGGTGATACAATCTCTGCTGGTAAAGCAGCTGCTACCTTCACTCAGGTTACTTCAAGTCTGACTACTTTGGTAGGTGATGCTGAGGTTAATGGCCTGATTCAGGCTACTCGCTCTAACATTACTGATCAGAAGGCTGCTCAGGTTGCTTCTAAGGCTAAGTCAATTGGTCGTGCTTATGCAGATAAGATGATCAATGGTACTGGTGCTAGTAATCAGCTTGATGGTCTGCTTAATCTTGCTGCTACTGGACAGAAAGTATCAGCAGGAACAAACGGTGCTGCCCTTAGCTTTGAGCTCTTGGATCAGGCTATGGATCTGGTTACTGATAAGGATGGTGAAGTAGATTACATGATGATGAATGCTCGTACTCTGCGTTCATATTATGCTCTGCTCCGTGGTCTTGGTGGTGCAGGTATTGGTGAGGTTATCACTCTACCTTCTGGCCGTCAGGTTCCAACCTATCGTGGTGTTCCTGTATTCCGTAATGACTATATCCCCATTAATCAGACTCAGGGAACTGAGTCTGCTGCAACTTCTATCATCATGGGTACTACTGATGATGGTTCCATGTCTCATGGTATTGCTGGTCTGACTGCATCTGATGCAGCTGGAATTAGTGTTCAGGAAGTAGGTGTTGCTGAGACTAAGGATGAGACAATTACTCGTGTCAAGTTCTATAATGGTCTGGCTAACTTCTCTGAGAAGGGTCTTGCGGTTCTTTATGGCGTGAACAACTAAGTTCTCCTCGTTCTCCTCGTTGCCCTCTGCTTATTCCTATGGGAATAAGTAAGAGGGGGTTTTAAGGAAATACAAAATGGCATTTTTTACATTGGTTGGACCA